CCATATTGTCAGTGTTGGTTCGTTCAGATCGTGGTCCTCTAAATGAGGAAACAGTTTTCGTCGTTGTGTGCCGGTGCAATGTTGTTGATATCAAGGGCGATCAGGGAGGAGAGGTCCATGGCTGCAAACCGCGCTTCCCACTGGCGTTGCAGCTCAGGGGCGATGTCCCAAGCTTGCCAGAAGGCGTAGCGCGTCTGCTCTAAGGGAACGTCATACTGTCCGTTGAAAGTAGCGTCCCTCAGCCACGAACTTCTCCGATCGAGGCGGCTTAGCGTCTTCTGGGAAGGAGTAGTTGTTTTTGCGAGCATGCGGCAGTAAGCGCCAAGCACAGGCATATTGCCATACAGTGCGAGGCCGCCCAGCCCGGTGGCAGCGAGCACCTCCGCCCAGGGGAGTTGCTCGTCCACGATCCACTTGTGGTCCTGGGTTATGGCCTTCAGGGGGTTGCGGACCATGGTGGAGGGGGACGAGCCCACGTATCTGCACTGGCAGAACTCCACCTTACTGATCTCGCTGACTGGTGCCTCGCTCACCAGCTTGAAACCCCTCTTCGCCATCCACTCCTTGATTCCACTTTGGTATCGGGCTAGATCATCCTGCTCGAGGAAGGTGACAGAATCATCACCATCTACGATCAGTCTGATCTTTATCCCTTGCTCCTTAGCGTATGCCCAGACGAGGCCTGAGGAGATGATGCAATTGCCGAGGGCTGTGTTCATGTCTCCGGACATGCGACCGCCCCTGACGGTGTACTTCACCTTCCCGTCCACGCCCTGTGCATAGCACTTTTTTTTGAGCTGCGACGACAAAAGCCGCTGCAGGTGGCTGTCCTGTTGTAGGCGCCTAGGTAAAACCCGTGCTCCCACTGCAACGCCTCCAGTCCAATGTGCTGGTCAAACTTGCTGAAGTCCTGACCGACCGCCACTGGTCTCGAGAAACAGCCCCAGTGCTCCTCCACCACCTCAGCCCTCTCGGCCGGTGTCAGCCCCTTCATAATTGTTCGGGAGCCAAACACCTCATTGATCGCCCTGAACAACACGCGCTCCAGGGGTTGGATATAGCATCCAAGCTCAAGGAGATACCTAGGGCTCCTCGCGCTGATTACGCGGCCGGCCTTAGGCTCGTGCCACTTCTCTGCCTTGAGGAACACACCTGGAT